ATTCGTTTTCAGCCCAATGGACTTCCTTGTGGTTAAACCAATAGAGCTCGCCCGGCTTCATATAGCATGACTCTTTATAGCCCTTGTGATCCGTCACGTGGAACATATTCCCCGGATCGGACGTAAGGACTAAATGGAATCGCTCGAATTTGTCGGCGTACTTTCCATAGTCCATATGGGGAATTACTTTTCCCCCAGGTTTAAGTCTGGCAACGAAAACTCGACCACATTCGCTTGCGCCAGCGGCCTTAAGACTACAAATCAAAGGTCTGTGGACTTCCGATATTTTTTCCATGTTTTGATCAATCAAGATATCTGTTGAATCGCGCACTGATTCGATTGTATTGACTGGCGCCCAGCGGAACATGACGGCAGCGGTATCTTGCTGCGGGGAAACCGGACGGTCCAGTTGAACCACGTAGTCTTGCCGCCAAGTATTCGCGTTAAACAATTGTGGCTCATCCGTGAGCCTCGCCACTAGGGCGCTCACGTCCATGTTCTTTCCAATGCATTTAATTAAATGGCCGTTCACTGGCATTCCCTCCCGCTAACCCTTACAACAAGTGCATTCGCAGTCGATGCGAGCATGACAATCGAATCACCTGAATTTAACACCTGATTTGGAATCAATGCCGACAGCGGATTTCCGGCGCCGATTGGACTTACAACCGGTCCAGCTAAAGACGTCGGGGGAATTATTAGATTTGAAACCGCAGGGGATTGATTCGCTGGCACCAACCACAGTGTGTAATTTAACGTCGAGCCACTCGTATTTGTGACCGTAAATCCATCAATAATTGTCCTTATTCCGGCCGGTGCAGTGTAAAGAGTGGTAGCCACGTTTGGGATAAATTGAGTTTCAATTAAGCATTTTGCGGTAACGCTCACAAAATTTGCCCCTCCCCAAGCCCATCAACGTCGACTTGAAGTTCGCTTGTCAAAGCCGTGATTTCAGTTTGAATGTCGCCTAGATTCGTCGGCGCGCCGGTGCCGACGCGCTGAAGAATATAGACGAACCACTGAGACCATTGCTGGCAAACGAATCCGTTTGCGTTAAGCATCGGTGTTTTAAATGGAATCGGCGGCACAGTATTTGTTGCCATCAGTTATTCCCCGAAACTACGTCCATTTCGACGCCAATGAGTGTGACCGGGACTGGGTCTGTGATGACAATCTTAAATACTCTGTCACGGGATTGCCCAAGTTTTCGCCAAATACAGCGTGCAAGACGTTGTCCGATCATTCCAAAACTAGACCACTTCTCATTTGACCACGAGTGACCGCCGTCATCAGAAAATTGAAGCATGGCTTGCGGGTTTGTACCTTGCTGGATTCCATCAAGACCGACGCCAGTTTCCATATCTAGTTGAATGGTCGAATAAAACATACGCTTAAGATCGTCAGTAATATGCGGCGCCACGCGCAGTCTTGTGATTGGCGAGCCGTTGTCGGTGTAAATCGTAGTGTTCATTTCATAGAGGTTACCGCTCGAATAGTCCCCGACAACATGCGTGCTATAGGCTAGCGCATGGCACTGAGCGAGGTGACGGTCTAACTGGCCCAAGGCCGTAAAAGCCCGCTCATGCCAAAGACTAGTTGTCGCGTCGTAGACCCAAGTTGTGCCCGCTGATTGAAAGTTTAAAACGTAAAAAGAATGTCCATCTTGTTGATAGCAATATGCAACGCAATCGGAAATTACGCCGTACCCTTGAATCGCAAATTCTACCGCGTGAGTAGATATTCTCTGCGCCTGGTAGCCGTTGGCCATGTAAGCAATGCCTATGCCGTTTTCATCGCTTCCAAGCCAAAAAACAGTGTTGTTTGATTTTGCGACTGAAAACGGCGCGCAGCATCCGACTTCCATAATTGCGCCGCTCACTGGCTGAAAGGCGAAATCGGCAGCGCCCGAGTCATACCAGACTTCAGTTGTCTGAGTTCCAAACAGCCAAAGGTTTTCATGTGAACTTAAAATCGCTACTAGTGCGTCCGGATTTGCTTCCGCTGCCGCGACTTGAGGCGAACTGAAGGTCGTCGCATTTTGGTCTGATAAGAAAAACTGTTGAGTCCCAGCTTGGTTAAAGATGAAGTAAGTATCTTGATAAACCACTTGAGCAGCTCCCAAAAACCCTGGGTCTGTAATCTGCGCAAATGTCGACGTCCCCGTATCCCAGACATAACCATACTCCCCATCTACCAAAACGACTTGATTAGTCGAATAGGTCGTAAAAGTTGCTGCAATAAAAGTGATCGTCGCAGGGCCAATTCCGCCGGCCAAAGTCAAAGTGCCAGCTGATCCTGGATAAGGCGAAGGTCCGCCAACGACATTTGGAGTAGTGAAAACGAGAGACGTGTCGGACGTCGTATAGTTTGCCTGGCACGTGTAGAGGATTCCGTTGATGGTATAGCCAGCGCCGAAATCGAGAGATGCCGTCAAAACTGACGCTGTGAAAGTGTAGGTCGTGAGACCTGATGAAATTGCCGATTGATTTGTTGTCCCGTTGTCAGCAATCGATACCGGTCCAGTCGACGTTAACAGTGTCCCGAGCGTAGTGGCCGCCCATGTGTCTGAAACAGAATAAAGAGTGTTCCCGGCAACGACGTAAAGAACTCCAAGACTTGATGTCCACATGGCGCGAATTGGACTAGTTCCAAGAGTGACAAGTAACTCAAGGCCAGGTGTCGATTGAAGGGATGCAACTTCCTTGGCTTTTCCAGTTCCGAGCTCATCCATTTCAGGGAAGAGATTAACGCAGCGCTGACAATCGACGTTCTTTGATCTTAATGTGTATTCCGGACCAATGAACCCGAGAAATCTCATTTATTCCCCAATTAACCAGTTAAAACCAGATTTAGGTCCCATAATCGCAGCGTCAGTTTTCATCAAATGATCGGTCACGTTCATTCGCTTGATTGCTTCCTTGGTATTCTCAAACTGTGTAGCCACTGTCGGATCAAGTTGCTTTCCAAATTCAGGGGCCATTTCAATTGCAAGACCATAACGAATGAGTTTTTTATATCCCGGGGGAAGTAGGACTGAATCATTAACGGTCACAAATTCAGCGAGCTGCTTCCATGAATACAAAACCACATTGTAGGCGAGCGTTGGAACTGGCCAAAAATTCAAGTTATCAAGTGGGTAAGCGCCGTCTCGGTAGAGCCACATGGGAATAGAACTTGATGTGCTTTTGAGCGCAGTTTCAGACCATTCTGAAAGAGTAATGATTTTCATTGGAACTTCAATTGCCGGATTTGGTCCGGTTACTTGAATCGTCGCGTTCTCGATTTTTTGAGCGCGTGCAGTGTTGAAATTACCGCCAGATCCCATTGTATAAAGGCCTTGTCCCCCAATAAGTGGGAAGGTCTCTATGACTTTGGAGTAAATGAGTAGATTCTCATTTGACCAAGTGTCGATCATGTCATTAAGCGCGTAAAACGCTTCTTGCTGTTCGCTTGCGGCAAGTGTCTCACCGGTCGCGAGTACCCCTAGCAATCTAGCTGCACCATTGATAAGGTCTCGAACCGTTGCCGCCATTGATCAACCCTTCATTTCTGGCTTAGACTTTGGCTCTGGTTTAACCGACTTCGGCTTTTCAATAACAGGCTCTGGTTTTTTAAAAGTGCGAGAGTCTTGCCATCCATCACCAAGACGAGAAAGGTCGAGTTCTGTCTTACAAAGCTTTGCGCCGTGGTCGGGATGATATTTCCAAATAGGTTGAAACAAAGTCATGCTCCTTGTGATCAGTTTCTAGACAAACAAAGGCCCGGGCATATAGTTCCCGGGCCAAGAACAGAGATTAAACGCCCGCGATCATTCCGATGTTAACACCGGCCAATCGAAGTGCGTTTCCAAGAGTCGCAAGCTGAGTCAAGCATGGAGATGCGCCTTGAAAAACCACGTTTCCTGCGCCCGGGCTTGGGACCTGGAAATTTCCAATCAAATACGTCTCAGTTGGCGGAACAATTGCCGCACTTGTCGTATTGATGTAGTTAATTGCCAAGGTATTAGCCGCGCTCACTCGAACACCGCAGATTCCAAGTCCTGTGGTCAACGACGGTTTGTTAACCCAAACAGGAGATCCGGCAACAAGCCCGGTCACCGTGAAGGTTTGCTCTGCCGTGGTAGCCGCAGCAACCGAGACCGGCGCTAACGACTGCGAATAGTTTAGCAGCGGTGCGGCCGGGTTAAGACGCTTTGAATGAACGCCGTAAACTTCGCTTCCGGTAGGTGTCGCGCCAGATCCAATACCAGCGAAGTACAACGTCAAAACGCCAGCCGTTGGAATAGCTTCATAAACCGTGGCCGCGTTTGTCGCGTTTGCGCCGGAAGTAGGCTTGAAAATTCCGGCAATCATATCAGTTGCCAAAATTCCCGTCAGAGTCGTACTTCCGCCAGTTATGACAACGCCCGCGCCGATTGCGCCAATGGTTCCAACGTTGAATCCATAGCACACATCATTGTCAACAGCATCAAGTCCTGGAAGGGAAATGATATTGTATGACTCTGCCGGAGTCGGTGTTATTCCAGTTCCGGTCACATTACAAAATGTGATGCCCAAAACGTTGTTTGAAACAATTCGGCAGCCGACGATATCAAGACCGGCCTGTGCGGTAGGCTTATTGACCTGCACAAGAAAGCCAGCCTGAAGGCCAACCACTGCAAATTGCTGTTCGGCCGTAGTGTTTGCCGCAACGATTGCAGGACTCAACGTTTGCGATATCTTTGGCATGCCGCGAATTGCGACAACGCTATAAACTTCCGATGCGGTCGGCGTGATGCTTCCGCCAGCTGCCGGCACGTTAATGAATGTGGTGCCGAGCACGTTACTGGCTTGCACGCGAACGTTTCCTACGCCAAGACCGGCTTGCGATGTTGGCTTATTCACGTAAACAAGATCACCGGAAGCCAAGAGCATTTGCCCGCCAGTTCCGGATTGAACCGTCAAGTTTTGCTCCGCAGTCGTTCCTTGTGTTACCGCAGAAGGTGACTGAGTTGTGCTATAGCTTGCAATTGTGCCGCATTGAAGCCCGCGCGAAATTGCCGCTTGCGCATTGCCGAGCGCTTGAACTACCGGCGTCACGCCGTAAAGACCTACCGGATCTAAAGGCGATTGACCGAGCTGATGTCCGTCGACGGAATTTGCGCCATCGGTTCTAACCATCACGGTCGAAGTTGAATTTGGAGCTGCCATTGTGAAAATTCCTTTGTAAAAGTTTAAGTTTTAAAGTCATAAAGTCCGAGCCTTGTTAGGCCCAGACATAGATTGATGTTAGTTTAGCCTTGAATTCTGCATGCCAGTTCAGGATACAAAGTCGCCCAACCGTACAAAACGTCCAAACGAGTGATGAACAAATCGTTCGTCACGTCGTATGCGGAAACAATCCGCATCGAAACGCCGGTTTGCTTATCATTTGCACGCGCTGCCATGTCGACACCTTTTGGCAAAGGAAGGTCGGCACAGCCGAACACAAATGCGTCTCTGTGATAGCAAAGGTTCATTGGGCTAACGACGCCAGAGGATGCCGTGCCAGTGACTGATCCATAAGGATAAATCGCAGCGTTAAGCGCTGGCATAACGTCGATTGTCTGGAATTGGCCACTTGTTTGGAATGCCGGATATACGCTGATGGTCGAGTTTCCAGCTCCGTCATTGACCATGGTCGCGGTCACAACGAAATTGCAAAGCTGGCCAGTCGATTTTCGCGATTGCGGGTTAACTGAGTGAACACCGGAAATCGTGAAAACGTCGCCCACGTTCAAGACATCGGCGGCAGCGTTGCCCCAAGCCTTAGTCGAAATTGACGTTGCACCTACCGCTGGTACAGTGGCAACGGTCGGGCTAGCAGTCAACCATGTGCCAATGGTTTGCGAGTTGATGTTTTGGTCCATAGAGAACTTTGCGCCAATCGCCATGCCCATGTTGCCGGACTTGTATTGGTCGGCAATCTCTTTGGTCGGATTGAACAGAGTGGTCAACGCGCCAACGAGAGTCGCATTGGCGTTCGGGTCCATAACGATCGACCGCATGCCGTCTCTTGGAGCTGCCGCGAAATCAAGCGCTGCCATGGCCGAAAGATACGGCGTCAGAGTCGCTGGGGTTGTTCCCGGCGTTCCAACGAAGTTTTGAATTTGCGATGCGAGCGCCAGTCCATCACGATCGATCTTGTTTGAAATACAGGCGACCGCTGGCTTAAGAACCCGATCACCGAATTCATCAAGACTTAAGAGCCTGTCAGCCGATGTAAACTGTAAGTCCACGCCGAATTGCGTGCTGAGAGTCAGCGGAACATATGTCTCCGTTTGACCTTCGATGCTGATCGTTTGGCCAGTTCGTCCGACATAACGAGCGGGCTTTCTGATGTTCAGAGTCGAGCCGATTTTCGCACCGACAATGCCGAAAGAATCGTCAAAATTGCGGTTGACGCCCTTTGTGAAAGTCAGGTTGTTCTCGAGAATCCGCAAACTCTCTTGCGTGATTTGAGAAATGGTTAATAAAGTGTTGGCCATTTGAAATTACCCCTTGGATTCATATTAAAAATGCGTGAGAACCCTATGTTCCCCCGCCACTTGCGCGCCATTTCTTAAATTCAGCTTGCGACATGCCTTCGTAGTATCCCTTTTGGGGAACCTGGGCTTTGCCGGTCACTGGCTTCAAAGGTGCTGACGCTTTTGATACTTTGGTTTCAGGTGTCACTGTCTCGGAAGCCTTTGCGATTCGAGATTCAAATTTGCCTAGTTCTCGAGCGGCAGCGATAGCGGGAAGCTTACAAATTCGTTCGTATTCTTCGCGGTTTTTCGCCAGCTCATACATGAGTTCCGGACCATTTTCTGAATCAAGAATTACTTGTTGAACAACAAGCGTCATCGGGATGTCTTCGACCGCTTCCATCAGTTCATCGAAATCGGTGTGTTCTTTAACGAATTCTTGCTGCCGCTTTACGTGATCGGCTGATTTCTTCTGAAATTCTGTTTTCGTTTGAGTTTCCCTGTCTTTGGCAATCTTGACCTTTTCTCGTTGATCGAGTTTCCAGTCAGTCAATGCGTCGACATATTTCTCATGCGTATCAAAATTATCAGCAATCGGCTTATCACTCGGGTCCGGCTTGTTCTCGACAACCTTTTCAGTCGGTTGAACCGCAGTCTTCTGTTGCTTCATAGCTTCAGATTTCCAGTATTCAACTTCTTGCTCTTTGGCCGTGAGTTTCCCGGTTAGCTTATCGATTCGTTTCTTGAACCCGCCCTTTTTCTTTGGTCCTGGTGTCCCGTCCGGTTGGACCGGGCCGTCGTCGTCATCGTCGCGTTCGTCTTCCGTAACTTTCGCATCCGCGGTGACCGATTCTGCGGGCTTTTCAGTCGGGACTTTCGTCTCGACCGCGGTCGGTGTTTCAACTACTGGCTTTCCCCGCGCCAAATCGCCAGCTTTCGCAGCAATCACGGCTTCAGGTGTGTCAGTCGTTGATGTAATCTCGATCGGCATGGCTTATTGAGCTCCCATGGGTTTGCCTGGTGGTAACCCGCCAGTAGGTGGTTGTTGTGCTTGTCCCGGCGCCGCAGACTGATTAGGTCCAGGTGCAGGGTTTTGATTTTGTGGTTGAGGCGCATCGATCGGCTGATCCATGCCAATCATGGAAAGGCGACGATCGATTTGACCAACTTCATGGTCCATCAAGAATTCGCCAGACTTAGACCCAAGTTTGGCCATGGTGATTGATGCATCCATTTGCAGTTGTGCAAACGCAATGCGCTCTTTGGATTCAAGTTCGAATTTCTTGGTCTTGATTTCCATCGTTGCCGCTTGAAGTTCTTGGCTCAATTGCTGAATCATTTGGTTTTGTTGCTGCATTTGAGCCGTAACTTGCGCAGGCAATTGTTGATGCTGCGCCTTATCGTCATCGGCCACGCCTGGGGGAAGCATCTTTTTAAGACGATCGGCAATCTCTGCCGAGCCTTGCCAATCCATGTTGCGAACCAAAATGTCGCCTGCGACCTGTGCCATTTGCGGATAGGACTTGGTCAAATCAATGATCGATGCGACCGCTTCTTGGCGTTTCGTTTCGTAACTTGGTCCTGTGCTGATTGTGACGTCATATTCCCCGGCACCAAGATCATATG